GGTCCTCTTTCTTATGTGAAATCAATTCCTAAAATTTGGTACCTAGGGTTTGGAGGAGACGAAGTTAAACTTTATTCAAAGGAATTAGTAAGACAAGATCTGGCGAGAGAAGCAGCAACGGAACAAACTGGAAAAACCCCTTCTCGAACAAAGAGTTGGGATGATCAAATCAGATTACTACAGGAAAAAGCTACTCCCATTGATGCCCCTGAAGAAAGTTTACCTATGTATAAATTAAAACAATACATTCGTACCTTTTGTTTTAATATGCGTAGGACAGAAGATCGAGGACAAATTCTTTTTGGAAAACCTTTTGTCAATACCAAAGAAAATAAAATTCATTTCCAATTCGACGCTTTTTATACTTTCCTCGAAACCAAGAAATGGAAAGACAACGAAGCTACCACTCATCAAATGTTAAAAAAAACTGATGGAATCAGCCGAGAAAAACTTCACATCTCTAAGAATGTAAAAAGAAATGTCTACACTGTAGACATCAAGGAATTTGAGGAACAAAAAGTAGAGCTAGAAATCCCAGACTTTGGGGTTGGCGAAAAAGAGGTACCGTTTTGAGAAAAATTGTACCTAACCTACGTAGAGATTTTAAAATCTTTGGTCCTCCCGGAACGGGAAAAACAACTTATATCTTAGAACGTTTAAAAGAATATTTAGACTACGGCTTTGCTCCCGAACATTTATTGTTGATTGGTTTTGCCCGAACCACAGCAGAAGTTTTAAAACAAAGATGTCACAAAGAGTTAGGGCTCACAGAGGAACAAGTAAAAGCTATTAGGACAATTCATTCTTTATGTTTAAACGAGTTCCCGGCGCCTAAACCTAAACTCTTTGGAAAACCTCAGCAAAAACAATTTAGAATGCTCATCAATATTCCTGTATCTGAGTGGCCTAAAGCTGATGAGTTCGACGCTGAAGAATTTGCTGATGTCGAAGAGTTGGGATCAAGCCTGGTAGATAAAAAATTAAAACTTATTCAACGAGCTCGGACAACTTTTTCTCATGGTGATTCATGGAAATCTATTGAACACTATTATGATAACCATGACGAACAAGAATACAATAATATTCATCGACAAGATTTAGAACACACCTACACTCTTTATGAAAAATATAAAAAAGACAATAATCGTATAGATTTTGAAGATATGCTATGCCGAGTTTTAAAAAAGGATATTAATTTTCCAAAATATAACGCTGTCTTCGTGGACGAATGTCAGGACCTAAATCCTTTATTGTGGGCTGTCATCAAAAAGATAAGAGAAAAATGTGATGATATCCATCTGGCAGGGGATGATGACCAATCTATTTTTTATTTTACATCAGCGAGCCCTAAAGATTTTCTTTCATGGAAAGTTCCTACAGAAAATGAAGAAATTCTTAATCAATCTTATCGTCTACCAAAAAAAATATTAGATTTTTCTCAACGAGTCATACATAATATTAGTCCTAAATATAGGAAAGAAAAAATATTTAAGCCACGAATCGATAAGGACACCAAACAACTTGTTGAAGGATCCATTTTTCAAATATCAGACCCCATGGATCTTTCTCAAGCTCTCCAGAAGAAAGAAGATTGGATTATTTGTTCAAGAGGAAGTAAACAGATTCTTCCTTGGGCTCAATTATGTGTAAGGCTCGGAATCGTATGGAAATATAATAGTAGTTTTCAGGGAATGCATAAACAAATATCTCATTCAATTAAAGATAATGTTCTTAACATAATAAAATTATGGGACACTCTCAAAGATGATAAACCTATTCTAGGATTGGATGTTTATAAACTTTTTCCCCGTATTTCTAGACCTTTCTTTGCCGTAAAGAAAAAAGAGTTTGAAGGGGAGCGACATCCAGGGATTGAAGATAGTTTGTCGTATACCGCTAAAGACTTTATGGCCAAGGGTTTTTTCAAACCCAATCTTAATTTTAAGAATGATTGGTACAAACATATAAGATTTCAAGATAAAGACGTTTACAATCCAGAAATAGAACTCCCGAGTAAAGATAAAGTTAAAATCATGGAAGATGTAGAAGAAGTTAATAAATACATTCAACGAGTGTGGCATCGAGACCCTACTTTTCGAGCCGATGATATCATTCTAAGTACAATTCATGCGGTTAAGGGAAAAGAAGCTACCAACGTTGTAGTCTGTGATGTATGGACTTATTTTTTTTGGAAAAACTATACTGAAAAAACCTACGCTCATAGACATGAAGAAATTAGAGTGGCTTATGTAGGAATAACACGTAGTAAAAAAAGATTATTCATGTGGCGTCCTATACCTAATGCTAAAAAAGGAGAGCACTCTTTTGATCCCTTACAAATAAGCTATTATGATTATCAGAAACCTGTTCCACGAGTACCCACAGCACCCTATTCTGAAGAAAAATCATGGAGAGATTTTCAACAAAATGAAAGAGGACTTTATGGTAAATCAAGTTATATTTTCGCAGGGGAAACAAACTTGGAGCCTTGGGAAAAGGACGAGATAGACGAGGAAGATGAGCACGTATAATAAACAAATCGGAGGAACTCATTATCGCCGGATGAAGATCCAGCCTAGCAAGTTTGTTATAGAGAATAAATTGCTTTTTCCGGAAGGAAGTGTTATTAAATACATCTGCAGACATAAATATAAAGGAGGAAAGGAAGACTTACTGAAAGCAAAACATTTTATAGATATGATTATTGAAAGAGACTACAAATAATGCAACGTCCCCTGTTTAAACCTCGAACTGAATGGGTACATCCAAATGAATTTCCAGACCTAAGCTCTTACGAGGAAATTGCTATCGACTTAGAAACCAAAGATACTAATCTAATGAAACTTGGACCAGGAATGTTCAGGGACGATGGAGAAATTGTAGGAATCTCAGTCGCTGTAAAAGACTGGGTAGGCTACTATCCAATTGCTCATGAAGGTGGTGGAAATATGGATAAAAAACAAGTACTTAAGTGGCTTAAAGACGTTCTTAAAACTCCTGCTAAAAAAATATTTCACAATGCTTTGTACGATGTTTGCTGGCTCCGTACTTTAAATCTTAAGATTGAAGGACAAATTATCGATACGATGATTGCGACTTCCTTGGTTGATGAAAACAGAAGAGGCTACGATTTAAATTCTGTATGTCGAGATTACACAGGGATAGGAAAAAACGAATACGCATTACAAGAAGCGGCTCAAGCCTGGGGGCTCGATCCTAAATCAGAAATGTACAAACTCCCTGCAATGTATGTGGGGGAATATGCAGAGAAGGATGCTGAAATAACATTAGCCTTATGGCAAGAACTTAAAAAAGAAATTACTAGGCAAGATTTAACAAACATTTTAAATCTTGAAATAGATCTTTTCCCCTGTCTAATGGCTATGAAAGAACGAGGAGTCAAGGTAGATCTAGATCATGCTCATAAAATTGAAAAAAGTTTAAAAATTAGGGAAGATCAACTATTAAAAGATATTAAAATTGAAACAGGCTTTGAGCCTGATCTTTGGGCTGCACGCAGTATTGCTAAAATCCTAGACTATTTAAAACTAGACTATCCTCGAACTGAAAAAACTAAAGCTCCTTCCTTCACAAAGAAATATTTTGAAAAACAAAAACATCCCGTTGTTAAATTAATTCATAATGCACGAGTCGCCAATAAAGCTCGTACTACTTTTATTCACAGTATTTACCGCTATGTTCATAAAGGAAGAATCCATGCCGATATAAATCAACTTCGCTCCGAATATGGAGGAACCATAACAGGGAGACTCTCTTACAGGCACCCTAATCTACAACAACTTCCAGGCAAAGGTGATATGGGAAATCAATTGAGATCTATTTTTGTTCCAGACTCTAAAGAAGAAGAGTGGGGATGTTTTGATTATTCACAACAAGAGCCCAGACTCGTTGTACACTACGCCTCCCTTCAACGCTTGATGGGAGTAGATAAATTTGTCACTGCCTACAAAGAAGATAAAGACACAGATTTTCACGGAATTGTTTCAGAGATGGCTAACATTCCTAGAGAGCAAGCTAAAACAATTAATCTAGCAAAATTTTATGGCATGGGTAAGGCTAAGATGTCTGAAAGTTTAAAGGTGAGTCTAGAGAGAGCCGGAGAAATTATTAAACAATATGATCAACGAGTCCCTTTTGTTAAACAATTAACTTATAAAGTTTCCGACAGAGCTCAGGAACGAGGACGCATTAGAACTCTACTCGGGAGAGCGTGCCGTTTTCCATTGTGGGAACCAGCATCTTACGGTCTTCATACGCCGTTGCCTCACGATCAAGCGCTCGCGGAACACGGACCAGGAATCAAGAGAGCCTTTACGTATAAAGCTCTTAATAAATTAATACAGGGATCCGCCGCAGATATGACTAAAAAAGCCATGATTGAACTGTATAAAAACGGTATTATTCCTTTGATTCAAGTACACGATGAACTAGATATTTCTGTGGCTAGAGGAGATAAAGCCAAGATAAAAGAAATTAGTGACATTATGGAAGAATGCGTTAAGCTTGAAGTTCCCAACAAAGTAGATTATGAAGGTGGTAATAATTGGGGACAAATAACCGACCAATAGGAGGAACTATGGAAAAAGTGAAACAAGTTTGGACATTAGCAAAAGCTAATCCCAAAATATCTGCCGCTATTGTGGTAGTAATTGTTGCCATCTATTTTTTAGCAACTTAGGATTTTATGTTGAATGGCTTACTTGAACGCAAAC